GCAATTCTGCCCGTGAAGCTGCAATGGCAGTTGCACAATACCGCCAATTGCAAACACAAAACGCATTAACACAACAACAAACAGAAAAAACGCAAGCTGATACAAATCTGTCAAACGATCAAGCTGCGTATACACGAGCAAATACTGCTCGAGAACTTGCACAAATGCCGGGCTACGGCAAATTTGGACAATTAAGAGATGCCCAAATAAGACAACTTACAAGCAGCTCAGCGCTGCAAGCATCTCAAGTACCGTATTACGGTGCATTAACCGGTCTTACCGGACAACAAACAAAATATACAAAACAACTCACTGGACTGGCTGAAAGCGGAAGCGCACCATCAGCAGCCCATCCTATATATCAAGACGCAAAAAATATGCTTCACCACGCTTGGGATAGATTCCATCAATATCCCAAAATGACAACACCTTCTAAATCCTCATTTGGACTAAAATGAAACCTATAAAAGTACGCCAACCTTACACATACGACACGGATGCTGCATCTAATGAGTCAGGGTTGCATTGTGAGGATGCTTCCCTGACTCAGCAGCATTTCGCTGAGGAAACGGATATAAACTATATCCTTAAACAATTCAATATTACGGGGCAATTGCCCACTAATCCAATATCGCCTCAATACGGCGATTTCTCAACCGTACATGACTACCACTCTGCCCTTAACGCTGTTATGGCAGCAGAAGACGAATTTGATGCGCTACCCGCGCAAATTCGAGCGAGGTTCGAAAACGAACCCGCAAACCTCATTGACTTCTTAAGCAATGAAGAAAATCGAGCCGAAGCTGAAAAGCTTGGACTCGTAAACCCGCATTTTTCGCAAGAAAAAGCGGACAGCACAGTTACTCCACTAGATGTAACTGTGCTAGGTGACACCAATCCCACCAACAACCAATAAAAAAGGTCAAATATGTACCGTAAAAAAGTAAACAAGCGTAAAAGCGCTAAGTCTTTTCGCAGAAACACTATGAAAACAAAATCAGCAAACATGCAATCCGCACCGCAGCGCGGAGGCTGGAGGCTCTAAAAACCTCCAAGCTACCTCACATGGCTTGCTATAAACCTCTAACGGCATACTTAATGCCGTACATGGTAGCTGGAAAGTTAAAAAACGAAATATCGTTCAAACCTTGTCCAGACTCCAATCAAATTTCTTTGCCCTGCGGACAATGCATTGGATGCAGGCTAGAAAAATCACGCCAGTGGGCTGTGCGCTGTATGCACGAAGCCCAACTGCACCAAAACAACTGTTTCATTACCCTCACATACGATGAAGAAAATCTCAAATCAAGATCACTCGACAAAACCGACTTCCAAAAATTCCTTAAGAGATTCCGGAAGTCCATTGCCCCTGCAAAAATACGTTACTACATGGCTGGAGAGTATGGCTCAAAATTCGGCCGACCTCACTTCCACGCCTGTATCTTCGGATACGATTTTCATGATAAGAAACTATTCAAAAGGACTCCCTCTGGTTCTCTCATATATAGATCCAAAAACCTTGAAAAGCTCTGGACATATGGTTATTCCTCCATTGGAGACGTTACATTCGAGTCAGCTGCATACATTGCTCGATATATTATGCAAAAGTACAACGGAGAAATGGATCGAAATAACACACACATTACCCGAGAAGAACACTATACATACTGTGACCTTTCCACCGGCGAGTTAATCAAATTAGAGCCGGAATATAACAAAATGAGCCTTAAACCCGGTATAGGTGCTGAGTGGCTAAAAAAGTACCGTTCCGACGTGTACCCCAATGATTACGTGGTAATCAACGGTAAAAAAACAAAACCACCAAGATACTATGACAAAATACAACAAATAGACTACCCCTTCGAATACGAAGAAATATCCCACAACCGTGAAAAAACCGCTAAACTAAGACACGAAGACAATACCCTAGACCGACTTGCAGCAAAAGAGCAAGTAACAAAGGCAAAACTTCAATTACTTAAAAGAACCCTCACTTAGGAAAAATAAACATGAAACTCACATTATGTTCAGTAAAAGACAGGGCAGCCGATGCTTTCGGCCGACCAATGTTCGTAAGATCAATAGGCGAAGCAATCAGGAGCTTTAGCGACGAAGTTAATCGCGCAGCCGAAGACAACCAGTTGTTCAACCACTCCGATGATTTCGATTTATTCGAACTCGGAGAATTTGATGACAACACCGGAACACTGGTTACACATGAACAACCAAAACTAGTATCACTAGGTAAACAAGTAAAAATAGAAAAACAGGCGTAGAGTAAAAGGGGGGAACCCCCTTTTCTCACGCAATCACACGGGAAAACAACCATGCATCGCAATAAGAGCGTAGACGTACATAAGTTCACAATGATCCCAAAAGCGGATATTCCGCGATCATCATTTGACTGTCAATCGACACACAAAACAACTTTCGATGCTGGCTTCTTAGTACCCGTATACGTCGATGAAATGCTCCCTGGGGACACTTTCCGACTAAACATGACAGCGTTCGCACGACTGTCAACACCCTTATATCCAATCATGGACAACATGTATTTGGATTCATTCTTCTTCTTTGTTCCCAATCGCCTAATTTGGTCAAATTGGCAAAAATTCATGGGACAACAAGAAAACCCTGCGGACTCGATTTCATTCGTAGTACCGCAACAAGTATGCCCCGCAGGTGGCTACGCAATCGGCAGCCTACAAGACTATATGGGGCTGCCAACAATAGGACAAGTGGGAGCTGGTGGCACCGTAAGCCACTGCGCCTTCTGGCCACGGGCTTACAACTTAATATGGAACCAATGGTTCCGAGACGAGAATTTGCAAAATTCGGTTACCGTAGACACTGGAGACGGTCCAGATACCGTCACTAACTACACATTACTAAGACGTGGAAAACGAAAGGACTACTTCACGTCCGCCTTACCTTGGCCACAAAAAGGAACGGCCGTCTCATTACCACTGGGGACTTCAGCCCCAGTAAAAACAAACAACCTTGCCCCAACAATGAACGGGTTTGGCTTAACTAATACACGCATCCGCTCGACCGCAGGTAGCGGTGCGATGTCGTTCGAAGCAAACCCAACATCTAGCGGAAGCGGAAATACATGGGGCAATGAAACCGGTATGTTTGCAGATTTATCTACTGCAACATCCGCAACAATCAACCAACTCCGCACATCATTTCAAATTCAAAAATTACTTGAAAGGGATGCACGAGGTGGAACACGATATACAGAAATCATCCGCAGTCATTTCGGGGTCGTTAGCCCCGATGCACGTCTCCAAAGGCCTGAATACATTGGAGGCGGTTCTACACACATCAACATCAATCCAATCGCACAAACAAACGCAACAGGTGCTAGCGGGACTACTACTCCTCTCGGCACACTTGGCGCAATGGGTACTGGGCTCGCTAGTAACCATGGCTTTACTTATTCAAGCACTGAACATGGTGTCGTTATTGGACTAGTCAGCGTAAGGGCTGACTTAACATATCAACAAGGTCTCCATCGCATGTGGAACCGTTCAACCCGATACGACTTCTATTTCCCAGCTTTTGCCACACTTGGCGAACAAGCAGTATTAAACGAGGAAATCTATGTCCGTGGCGATGCCAACGACAATGGCGTATT